CACCATTTCGTGATATTTGACAAGTTACGGTATTGCCGAAATTAGCATTACCGGTGAAAGTTTGTTGTATAGCTTCCATAGCAAAATTGGTATGACGACGATAAGCGACTTTAAAAAAAGTAATTTGGGGATTACCCGTTAAATAAACATCTTGGCTCCATAAGCGACAAGTTGAAGAAGACCACCACCCATTTATGCTATATTCTTTATACTATAATATGAGAAAAAAAATATATTATTTCAACTATATAAGCATATTTAAAAACATTAATTTATAGAAACATTTATAAATATGTTTAAAGATAAAACAGCTAAAAAGCGAGTTTATGATAATAAAGAGTTATCGACATTGGATGCAATGCATAATAAAATAATAACCAATTATTCTAATAAGATAATAGAGGAAAAGAATAATATAAATAAGATAAAGGAGTTAGAAAATAATTATAATAATATTAATAGTCTAATTATTGATTATAATAATAAGGGAACAGTTAATGAGAATTATTATAATGATTTATGGAACAGTAATATTAGGATAAAAGAGGATATAATAAAAATCAAGGATAATTTAAAGGATATTAAGAATTTCAATGAAATTGAATATTATGAAAATACTAGTTATATATTATTTAATTATTATGATATAATTGAAAAGCAGTCAACGAATAATATTAAAAATAATAATAAATTTAAAAATAAATCAATTATTGATTCTTTTAATTTACAAATCAATGATAATAATAATGAAGATAACCAAGAGTCGGAGGATAAGATAATAGAAAAAAGCACATTGGTAGATGAATATTTGGCTATAACAAATAATAATCATATTCGCAAAGTTGAATATGATAATAGGGAATTGTGTAAGAATTGCAAAAATTATTTAACTTGTTTGCAACACGATGCTATAATGATATGTAATATCTGTGGATTTCAGGAACCATTATTAGTAGAACAGAATAGACCAATATTAAAACAGAATACGAAGGATACATCACATTTCAGTTATAAAAGGATAAATCATTTTAGGGAATGGTGTAATCAGGTTCAAGGAAAAGAAAGCACTGATATCCCAAATGAAATATTTGAAAAGATATTGAATGAGATTAAGAAGGAGAAGATAGCGGATACACGAAAGATTACATATAATAAGATGAGAGAGATATTAAAGAGATTAAGAATTAATAAATATTACGAACATATAAATTATATAATAAATAGAATTAATGGAATACCGACACCTCAATTTTCTACCGAATTAGAGGATAAATTATGTTCTATGTTTCGAGATATACAAGCACCATTTTTAAAACATTGCCCTAAAGAACGAAAAAATTTTCTATCTTACAGTTATGTTTTATATAAATTCTTTCAAATACTTGGACTGAATGAATACCTCAAATTCTTTCCTTTATTAAAAAGTAGAGAAAAATTATACGCTCAAGACCAAATATGGAAAAAAATATGTGAAGAGTTAAATTATCCTATAATACCATCTCTTTAAGCAGGGAAACCAACTAAACGGAAACCAGCACCTAAGCCAACACCTTGACGAGCACCGGCAGAGATGGAGGGGGAAAGAAGATCGAAGATTGAGAATATACAGGCAGCGGTTAAACCTATCATTAATACTTCATTGAATTGAAGTTTTTGTTTGGGTAAAGCATAGGCAGCGAGGGCAACGAAAAGAGCTTCTATAGCATATTTAAGTAATTTAATTAAAGCTTCCCATAAATCGAAGGTATAACTGGCATCGTTATTCATTATTTTATAACCTTTTTATACTTAATAAATAGAAAATAAAAATATATATAAGATTTTTAATTTATTAATAAATAGTAAAATAATGACAGAGGAAGTTTTGGTATCAACTAAGGAGATGGATTATTTGGATGAGGATAAGCCCATCCGAGGTCAAAACTATTGTCTATTATCTTTCTTAAGTCCGGAAACAACCTTAGCAAATAAGGAATGTTATTATTTTTCAAAGTTCATTGTTAATTTTAGTAAAGATATGGATAGTTTATTGGCAAATCTCGAGAATAAATATGAAGATTCGAAGGATTTAATTAAGACCATTAGAACTAATCATTCGCATCTATTTGAAACTAATGAAATGAACGAACAATATAAATTCTTTAAATCAGTTAATTCTGATGATATTGAAAAAGAATTTCATAGAGAAAACAATTTTCAAACTAGTGTTCGTGGAATTAAAGTAAGAGGTGTATTTGATACCGTAGAAGAGGCTAAGAATAGATGTGAATTTCTTAAGAAGATGGATAGTAAATTTGATATTTTCATAGGTCAAGTTGGTTGTTGGTGTCCTTGGAGTCCAAACCCTAATGATTTACCAAATCAGGAATATTCCGAAACACAATTAAATACATTAATGAAACAATATAAGAAGAATATGGAGGAAAGAGATGAGATATTCGATAAACGCCGAATTGATGCTATTAATCAAATGAAAAAGGCGGAAGATTTAGCAGAAGAAGTTGCGGAAGAGGACCCGTGGAGCAAACGTAAGAAGGAAGAGGAAGAGAAGGAAGAAGAAGAGGAAAAGAAGGAAGAATAATAATTTATTTTTATTTATTTATAATTAAATATAGATAATGAAGGCGATAGCAATATTTTTATTATTTTTGGGTATGATATTAATAGTAAAGGGTTATTATAGTAATAAATATAAGGAGATGACAAAACCGAAAGTGATAATTAAATATGTATCGAGGGATGAATATGAGGCACAATTGAGTGATGAATTAAAATTGGCGGAATTTTATAAAGGAATGTTTGAAGGAACGCAACCGAATATATATGATAGTAAAATAAATATAAATAATAAATAAGATGAATATTAATAAAATTGGATTATCTTTATTAAATTCTATTCGTATTAATAATGATGTCAATAAAAATATTTTTTTAAATAAGGATATAAAGGATTTAAGGGAATATAATGAGAAAAAACATAATAAATATTTGGAGGATATATCATTTTATATATCAAATTATGAAAATAAGAGAAATGAAAATACTACTATATATGAGGAGTATTTAAATAGAAGATTTGGATTATATAAACAATGGTTAGATAATAAGAATATAGATAATTTGCATAAATTGGTTAATTTTCCTCGTCCGGAGTTAAATGATGTTCCAGATATTTATACAAAACAGAGGATAGTTTCAAGTTTAAAATAATTCATCATTTCCATTATCAGCCATATTAAGAAAAAAACTAAAAATACTTAATATAGTTCCGATGACTATTTTAATATAATCAAAGATGGTAATAATTATATCTTTTAAACTATTGGCTAAAGTTCCGATAATACTTAATTGTTCGAAAAATCCTTTAAAAATACCACCAATTACAATAATTAAAAAAGAAATACTATTTATTCCCATTTTAATTAGATATGCTAAAGTGGAAAAAAAATAATATATGAGTTGTCCTATTGGATATAAAGTTGCAATAAATTCTTCAAATGCATTCATTTTTTTAATAATCTATTATTTATAGATTAGATAATTGAAAAATGGAGGAAAAAAAATTTAAATTTAATTTTATAGTATTCTTTTTAGCATTTGCTATTGGTATGTTTTTTGTTTATATTTCTACCCCTAAACAAAAGGTAATAATAAAATATCCAACTCCTTATAATTCTAATAAAATCATTTATAAAAATGAAAATGATGTATGTTATAAATATGATGTAGAAGAAGTTAAATGTGGTGATAATGCAATTATTCAACCTATAATCTAGACCTTCAAATATTAAAAAACATATTTATTAATAGAAATGTCTATAAAATCTATAGTAGAAAGAGTATTTTATACTAATTTAGGTCAATTTTTTATCAGTTGTTTATTTGGTTTATCTCTAGCACTTCTATTTAAAAGAGTTTGTAAGGATAATTGCAGTATTTATATTGCACCTAAAAATGAAAATATAAAAGATAAGGTATTTAAAATAGAGGATACCTGTTATAAATATAAAACAGTGCAGGTTAAATGTAGTGAAACAGATAAACCCGTAATGTTTTATGATGGTTATGAAAAACCCGAAAATTTAATAGAAGAACCCAGTTTTTTAAGTAAGGTGTTCTCTTAAATATTTATGATTATTATATATATAGTAATTATGTTAAAAACACGAATTGCTTATTATAATGATATAATAAAACATATACATTTTGATAAAACCAGAGATAATTATTGTGTTAGATTTTATAAATATGATAATAAAAAAAAATTATTTAGAATTGGAAATAGTATAGTTGTTAAATATAAAATTGGAAATCCTTCAACTCGTGGTGCTATTCATTTAGGTAAATTTAGAGATGAAAATAAAAAGTTATATAAATTTGCAATTAAAATTAGTTCTATTAGTCCAAAATCGGAAATTGAAAATAAAATGATTGATATATCTACAAAAGCTATTTTGAATCAATCATCGCCACATTTTCTTATGTCATATGGATATGGATTATGTGTAGTTAAAAGTTCTGTTAAAAGTTCCTTTATAAAATCAAATGATAGTAATGATGAAAAAGAAAAACCTATTTATTTTCTAAATAAACGTCGTAGAAAAAAGTATTATGTTTATCTAAATGAACTTGTTAATGGTGATTTAAAGGAATTTGACTTAACGGTTAAAACAACTAAAAAAATAACTGATAATAAGATTGCACAGATTTATTTATCTTTAATGTTTTACTATAAAGAAACTGGATGTTATCATTGTGATACGCATAATCGTAATTTATTATATAAAAAAGTTAAAAAAGGTGGATATTATCATTATAAAATATTTGATAAGGATTATTATTTGCCAAATTTAGGTTATTTATGGATTATATGGGACTATGATAATTCGAAATCTTTAACGGAATATATGAATAACTTTAAAATGGAATTGTTAATGGGTAAAGATTTTACAGATATTAATAAATTTCTGATAAATGAA